CCCCCCACCCGGATCGCTTCGCTCTCCGACCTCCCCACAAGCGGGAGGTGATGTTTGTTATGCGCTCGTGAAACTCAGCGCCCCCGCCGATGCCAGTGTCATCGACAGTTTCAGCTCACCGTCATACGGCCCGTCATAAGCGAGCGCCGTGAGCTTGAACGGGCCTTGCACCGTGCCGAAGCTGGGAATGACGATCTGGTAATCCGTCAGTGCCTGGTTGAAGAACGCCGTGCGCAACGCCGCATCCGACGCCGCATCCTTGAACACGCCGCTGCCGGAGATCGACGCGGATTTCACGCCGCCGCCATCCAGCAGCTCGCGCCATTGATCGGCTGAGTCGGCATTGGTGACATCGACGGTCTGCGCGTTGAACGACAACGTCGTGGCGCGCAATCCGGCGACGGTGGTGAAGGTTTCCGGATCGGCGCCATCGCCGATCTTGATAAGCAAGTCTTTGCCGCGTTGTGCGGTCATAAAAAGTATCCTTCCTTAGAAAAACGTCATGGCCGGGCAGCGCAGCGAAGCGGAGCGCGACCCGGCCATCTCGTGCAATTTGTCTCTCGCGCGCAGACGCGCGCGGGATGGGTGGCCGGGTCAAGCCCGGCCATGACGGCGGTTATGTTGGCTCCGTCACTGCTCTGAAACTGAGCGTGGCGGAGTAAGTCTGGCCGTCTGTCTGGCGCGCGTAATCGCAATTCAGGAACCGCAGGTCGACCAGCGCGTGGCCGTCGAGCGAGAGGGTGGCGTTGTTGAGGCGGAAACGCACCGCATCGGCGATGCTTTTCGATTCCTGATGCCCGCCGCCTTGCGACCAGACGGTGACAACGAACTGGTGCTCGCTGCCCTCTTCCGTGGCCGTGTCCGCATTCGTTTCCTTGCCGTCGCCGAGGACGACATAGGGAAAGGTGGGATTGAGCGGCACGGCGTCGTAGAGGCGCGTGTCGATCAGCGATTGCAGCGTCGCATCGGCGGTCAGCGCGGCGAACACCGCGCTCTGCAGCGCCCAGCTGGCGTTGGTCATGGCAGTTCCTCGCAGATGAGCGTGATGAGCGGGCTGCCGTCATCCAGAATGGCGTGGATGGTCAGCGTCAGCGTGCCCACCGTGGCGCGCATGCCCACCAAGACGGCGGCATTGCGGCGGATGGTGACGCGATGCTCCACGCGCGATTGCAGCGCGTCGGCCGCGAAGACATTGCTGCCCGCGCGCGGCGCGACATCGGCCCAGACAGTGGCAATGACATTCCACACCTCTGTGTAGCCGCCGCCGCCATCGGGGTCGCGCGTTTGCGCCAGAATGCGCACGCGCTGGTTCAATTCTCCGATCATGTCAGACACTCACGATGCGATAGGGCGCGAGCAGCGCAAGGGCTTCGGCGGGTGTGACCGCCGCCGCATCGCCGCGGTTGACATAGAAATTGGCGACGAGCTTCAGGATCGCCTCGCGCACCGGCGCCGGCACATCGCTTCCCGCATCGCCATAACCGGCGGTGAAGGCGACGGCGATGGCGTTGATGCGGCGCAAAGCGGCCGGCGGCGCGGCGTTCGGTTTCAGCGTGAGCCGCGCGGGCGAAGATGCGGTGTCCACCTGGTAAGTGGCGGCATCGAGAACCGTGGCGGAGTCATCGAGCGCATAGGCCGTGACCGACGCCACGCTTTGCAACGGCGGCAACGGGATCTCGATGATGCCGGGCCAGCCGTCGAGCCACAGCGTCCAGCTTTGGGTGACGAAGGCGCGGCCCGTATGCCATTCGGCGCGGGCCCGCGCGGCGCTGATGAGTGACGTGATGAGCGCGTCGTCATCGGCAGTGTCCACGCGAAGATGCGCTTTGGCTTCGTCGAGCGTGACGGGCTCCACGGCGGAAGGGGTGTTTAGTGAGAGAGACATGCGAATTCCTTTCCTCCCCCGTTCACGGGGGAGGTGCTGAGCGAGCGGAGCGATGCGAAGCGGAGGGGGCGAGCTTGCGTCGCGCCCCCTCCACCGCTGCGCGGTCCCCCTCCCCCGTGAACGGGGGAGGAAAAACGCGGAGCCTTACGACGCCGCGAACTTCATCAGCTTGATGGCTTCGAAGTTCTGCACGCCGCCGCCGACGCGCTTGGTGGTGTAGAACAGCACATAGGGCTTGGCGCTGAACGGATCGCGCAGCACGTTGATGCCGACGCGATCCACGATCAGGTAACCGCGCGCGAAATCGCCGAACGCGATGGAATAGGCGTTCGACGCGATGTCCGGCATGTCTTCGGCTTCGGCGACCGGATAACCCAGCAGCGAGGCCGGCTGGCCGATCGCGGTGCCGGGCTGCCAGATGTAATTGTCGTCGCCATCCTTGAATTTGCGGATGGCGGCTTCCGTCTTGCGGTTCATCACCCAGGTGCCGTTGGCGCGGTAGCCCTGCTTCGGCGCATAGGCGAGATTGATGAGCGCATCGGACGGATCGGAGGACGCGAAAGCGCCATCCGCGCCGGATGCGATGTAACCCAGCTTGCCCCATTGCCACGACGCATCCGCCACGATGGTGGAATGCAAGAAGCCGGTCGGCTTGGCCGAGCCGTCGCCATTGATGAAGGCGGCGCCTTCCTGTTCGGCAAAGACGATCTGCACTTCATTGGCGAGCCATTGCTCGATGTCGACTTGCGCGTCATCCAGCAGCGTCTGCGTTGCGGCGGGCATGGCGTACAATTCCATCGCCGGGAAATCGAGCGCGGCGATGGTGGGCGTGTTGGTCTGCGCGCGGGAATCGGTTTCGCCGACCCACCCGCTGGCCGCTTCCACCGTCGTCACCGGCTTGCGATAGGTGTTGCCGCCGATCTGCTGCACGGTTGCCAGCGCACGGATGGGCGATGCCTTTGCGAGCACGCGATCGATGGTCTGCGCGATTTCCAGCGGCACGACATAGCCGCCATCGCCGTTCGATCCGGCGCTCATTGCCTTCATTTCGAACGCCCCAAAAGGAGCAATGCCATCGCCCTTGCGCATATAGCGGTCGAACGAGGCCTTGCGCTCGCGCGTGGCGCGGTCCGGCTGCTGCTTGGTTTCACCGAGCACGGGGCGCGCGGCGGAGAGGGTCAGCTCGTCGATCAGCGATTTCTGTTCGCTGAGCGCGGTGTTGATGCGGTCCACCTTCTCTTCCAGCACGACATCGCCGCCGCGCTTTTCGATATCGGCGAGGCGGGCATCGTTCGATTCCTTGAACGCCTCGAAGGCGCGCAGGAAATCGCCGAACGCATCCTTGATCTCGCGGTTGGCCGCGCCGTCTTTGGTTTCCAGTTCCATTTCTCTTCCTTAGAATTTGTCATCCCGGCCAGCGAGCGAAGCGAAGCGCGAGCCGGGATCCAGGTCGGAAACACCGTCACGGTGTTTGCCGCCTGGGTCCCCTTCCCTCGCTTCGCTCGCCGGGGATGACAGTGGTGATTATGTGCGAAGAGCTTCAGCGGCGCGCCTTATCTGGGCAGCCGCATCATCCTTCGCACCGACAGCCGTGACCTGGCTTTGCGCGAGCAGCGGGAAGGTCACGACCGAAATTTCCCAAAGCTCGATTTCAAGTAGATGGCGAAGGCCGGTTTTTGCATCGCGTTTGGCACGCACCGTGCGAAAACCGATGGAGAGTCCGTTCAGCGCGCCCTCGCCCAGCAGCGCCAGGCATTCGCGGCCGCGCTGCGTGTCGGTGACCAGACGCCCGCGCACATAAAGTCCGCGCGCGTCTTCGCGGATGATCTGCCACACGCCGATGGGCTCATGCGCGAAGTGCTGATAGAGCATGCGCACCTTGGCGGGGCCGCGCGTGCGCAGCGATTGCGCGAACGCGCCCGCCTGCACGACATCGCCGGCGGAGTCCGCCACGCCGAAGAGCGAGGCATAACCCTCGAACTCGTCGGCGGAGAGCGCTGCGATCCGCGCAGGCGTCGTGATTTGCGCGAGGCGCCGCGCCTCGCGTTCGATAAGCGATGACATATCTTTTCCCGTTAACTCAGCTTGTCATCCCCGGCCGAACGACCGGAGGGAGTGAGGGGAAGGGGACCCAGGCATCGACACCATCACGGTGTTTCCGACCTGGGTCCCCTTCCCTCGCCTCGCATTGCTCGGCTCGCCGGGGATGACAGTTGTTTTTATTGGCTCGAACGCGCGAGCTTTGCGTCGTTCATCCGATCCAGCTTCGCTTCGATGCGGTCGAGCGATTGCTGCATGGTGCGCGAGCGTTCCTCCAGCACGGCAACTTTTTCGATGGCGATCTGGTTCGCGTCGGCGCGGTTCTCCAGCACGGTGATGCGCTCCGCGGCAGACCCCGCCCAAAACAGCGCCCCCGCCGTCTGCAACAAAAAAGCCGCCACAAGGGCGGCCGGGATTCGCTTTGTCTCCAGCAAAGGCTGGATGTGTTCGGTCATGATGGTCATGGCGCATGGTTTCCATCGCCAATCGGCCCATACCCCGCCGCTGCCCTCTTCTCGTCCGTCGTCAGGAATGTCGCGGCGTTGAGTTTGTCCCAGGTGCTTTCGCGGTCCAGCGCCAGC